ACGTTTCGCATCTCCTTCGACTGGATGACCTCGCGGATCTTCTCGGGATCGTCGATCGGTGGGAAAGGATCCTTTTTCTTCGGCTCCTCCTTCTCTTCAGTCCAGAGACCAGCCGCTCGAAGAGCGTTGTCCCAGGTTCCGAATAAGAGCGTGACCGGGATCCGTGGAAAGATCGCTTGGAAGTCCGAAATCATCGGGACGCGATCGAGTTCGTGGGCCAGTTCCTTCAGCTTTACGACCACGTAGTGCTTCTGATCCATGTTGTTCCCCCACGGATAGGGTGAGGGTATCGGGTAGGAAAAAAAAGCCTAGCCTCATGGCGCAGAGCGGTAACGGCTTCGAGTTCCATTCCCGACGCCTATGGTCTAATCATGGATTAAGGGCCTCGGTGGGGCCTCCTGGACTCATCCAGTGGAGGGACAGAATGGAAGCAACGATTCACTGCAAGTATGACACGCTGGCCGATCCGCGCACTCTTCGCGATCACCATAAGAACCGCAACAAACACTCAGACGAGCAGATCGAGCGCCTGGCTAAGCTCTACGGCTACCACGGGGTCAGGCATCCGATCATCGTCTCGAGCCTCTCTGGATGCATCGTCGCAGGCCATGGCCGGAAGCTGGCCGCTATCAAGGCAGGGATTCCAGAGATGCCGGTAGTTTTCCAGAGCTTTGCTGATGAGCAGGCCGAGTACGCTTTCATCCAGGCTGATAACGCCATAGCGCTGTGGGCTGACCTTGATCTCGCTGGGATCAATTCCGATCTTGGAGACCTTGGCCCTGACTTCGATCTCGAGATGCTAGGGATCGAGGATTTCACGCTAGACATCGCTGAGAAGCTCGAGCCAGGATGCGACGAAGACGACGTTCCAGACGCAAAACCAGAGCCGAAGGTGGTTCGTGGCGAGGTTTACATTCTCGGGAATCATCGGCTGATGTGCGGAGACTCGACTGCGATCACGGACGTCGAGAGGCTGATGAACGGCGAGAAAGCTGATATGGTTTTTACCGATCCGCCTTATGGATACGAATACGAATCGAACCATCAGAGCAAACATGGCGTTCTTATGAACGACGATAAAATTTTAGACTTCATGCCATGCGCACAAATTGCCACTAAAGACGATGCTGCAATTTTTGTCTGTGGATCGCACCAGACAATTCACTTATGGCGTCCGATCGTAAACGAACATTTCACCTATAAAAATCTGATCGTATGGAAAAAAAACAACTGGTCCATGGGAGACTTATCCGGCGCATTTGCCGGTCAACACGAACTTATCATTTTTGCACACAAGGGGCGAGTAACGCTTCGTGGCGAAAGATCCAGAGATGTTTGGGAGTTTGATCGGGATCCACCTGAAAATCATCCAACACAAAATCCCGTTCCTCTTGTCCGATTCGCTATCGAAAAGGTAACAGATAAGGGTCACATCGTACTTGATCTTTTTGGAGGGTCTGGAACGACAATGATCGCAGCAGATGAGATTGGAAGAAAGTCTTACCTTATGGAACTCGATCCGATTTACTGCGGAGTGATCCTCGACCGATGGCAGAAGTTCACAGGCAAGAAGGCGCATCGGGAAGATGGGATTGCTTGGGATGAGATCAGGGGGGCTGAGTAATGGCACGGCCCGAGATCGAGATCGACGAGAAGCTGGTGTACAAGCTTGCGAGCATCGGATGCAAGGTGAGCGAGATCGCCGACTTCGTGGGATGCTCGACTGATACGCTCGAGCGCCGTTTTGCGGGTGAAATTAAAAAAGGTAAGGCAGAGCTGAGAATGTCGCTCAGGCGCTGGCAACTCGAGGCGGCGCGGAAGGGTAACGCTTCGCTACTGATCTGGCTCGGTAAGCAGATGCTAGGCCAGAAGGATACGATCGAGATCGACGGCGACTCTGGGATCAAGCTGACCATGAATTACGAACGTAAGAAAAAGGCATGAGTGAAGACGCGCAAGGTTCTTATTCGAAGCCGTATTTCAGCGAGTTCAATCCGAGGGTTATACCTTATCAGTCTGATGTCGTTGATTTTCTGGATGAGTGGGATTTCGGAACTGGTACGCCAGAGCTTCTACTCTCTGGCAGTTACGGATCGGCGAAGTCTATTCTTATGGCTCATCTGGCAGTCCGTCATTGTGTGGAGAATCCTGGAGCCCGAGTCTGTCTCGCAAGGAAAGCACTCCCAGACCTGAAGGATACGATCTTCAAGGAGATCCTCGAGCATATCACCGAAGACTTCGTCGAAGGTAAGCATTACAGGGTGAACCATTCCACGGCTAAAGTGACCTGGTGGAACGGCTCCGAGATCATCTCGAGATCGTGGTCGGATAAGAAATACAAGAAGGCCCGATCGCTCAAGCTCTCGATGGTTGTATTCGAGGAGCTGACCGAGAACAACGATGACGATAAGCAGGCCTTCGACACGCTCAAGGCTCGTCTTCGCCGGATCCCGACAGTGAAGGAAAACATCCTGATCGCCGCCACTAACCCGGATGGCCCGGGCCATTGGGTCTACAAATACTTTTTCGAAAATAACCAGCCGACTCGCAAGGTGTTTAAGTCGGTCACGACTGACAACCCATTTCTGGATCCGGTCTACATCCAGCAACTGAAGGCCGACCTCGCGCCTCGGGAGGCCCAGCGGTATATCTACGGCGAGTGGGTGGAGATCGACCAGGACAGGATTTACTCGGCCTACGATCCCGAGCTCAACTACCTAAAGACCGACTACACGCCGAATCCCCACCATCCGATCATTCTCGCCTTCGACTTCAACATCGGGCACGGGAAGCCCATGTCGTCCATCGCTGGCCAGTTCATTGATGGTGTCTGGCACTTCTTCGATGAGGTGGTAATCCAAGGAGCCAGGACTCAGGACGCCATTGAAGCCTGGCTCGAACGCCCATACATTACGCACGGCGCAAGGGTTCTAGTCCATGGGGATGCGTCTGGTCAGGCCCGGGACACTAGGAGCATCGTTTCTGATTACGACATCATCCGTCGGGCTCTGGCGAATCACGGCGTTAACGTGGCCATGGAAGTCCCACGAGAGAACCCGCCGATCAGGAAGCGCCATAACATCGTGAACGCCTATTGCCTAAACGAGGCCGGGGCTCGGCGCTTGTTCATTTACAACAGGTGCAAGGTGGCCCATGATGGCATGAGACTGTCAGCCTTGAAGAAGTCGGGCGAATATATCGAGGACGATTCGAAGGCATACCAGCATATCACGACCGCGATCGGCTACTCGGTGGTGTACGAGCACAACAGGCTCGGGACTCAAGTGGTCGGAAGCTCAAGGAGATTTTAATGTTTAACCTGTTGAACCCCACAGTCAGACGCCAGATCATCGAAGAAAGCAAAGGCTCCGAGAACGTCGAGCGTAAGAAGATCAGCTTCGGCCAGTTCGAGATTTTCAAGGATCGCATCCTCCAACAGGTGAAGGCCTACCTCGAGGGATTCTACTCGAAGGATACCATCCAGAATACGCCGATCGTCTCGAGCGTGAACCTGGCCCGCCGGATCGTGAAGAAGGAAGCCAGCCTATATCGTCGTGCTCCCACCAGGGAGTTCTACGGACTCAGCGAGGAGCAGGAGTCGGTGATCCGTCAGATTTACGCAGACCTCAAGATCGACTCGATCATGATGAAGGCCAACGAATACTTCAAGCTCCAGGATCAGGCCCACCTGTACGTCGTTCCTAGGAAGGGAAAGCTCAAGGTTCAGGCCTTGCTGGCCCATAACCTCGACGTTGTTCCGTCCAGCGAAGATCCCGAGGAGGGTGAGGTTTACGTCATCAACGGCTTCGACCGCACCATGGCCAACGTCAAGGTGAGCGAAGACGGCGACAGCATGGACGAGATGATTGCTGACGAGGACGACTATCAGGCGGGCCTCAAGGCCTCTGCGGTCTGGTCGCCACTGTTCAACTTCGTCATGGATTCCAACGGGAATATCATGCCAGCCGAGTCCTACGAGAACCCGATCGGTGGGGTCGTCCCGTTCGTCGACATCAATGGCGGGAAAGACGGCGAGTATTGGGTTCGTTCTGGCGCGGCTCTTACTGACTTCACCATCCAGTTCAACGCAGGCCTGACCGACCTCGGAAACGTGGTACGGATGCAGGGCTTCGGCCAGGCATGGCTCAAGGCTCCGTCGAATCTGATCCCGAACAATATCCAGATCGGGACTAACTTCGTCCTCCGCTTGCCGATCGATCCGAACAACCCGGTCGAGACTGACTTCGGATATGCTAACGCGAACCCTGATCTGCAAGGCTCGCTCTCCTACCTCGAGGGCCTGCTCTCTAGCTTCCTGACCTCCCGTGGCGTCGATCCGAAGGTGGTCAACGCTAAGATGGACTCAGTGAAATACAGCTCTGGATTCGAGCGCCTGCTGGCTATGGTCGAGCAGTTCGAGGCCTCAGAGGCTGACATCTCAGCGTTCCAGGACGCCGAGCAGAAGCTGTTCAAGATCATCGTGGCCTACGTCAACACCTATGGCGGGACGAGCGTTCTCCCGGGCTACAGGGTCGCCCCTATCGGCGAGGACGCCTTCGTTGAGGTTAGCTATAAGAAGCCACAGTCGGTCATGACCGAGGCTGAGAAGCTCGCCACCATTCAACAGCGTAAGGAGATGGGCCTCATCACTCAGGTCGAGGCTATCGCACTGGATCGCGAGATCGACGCCGATGAGGCGCAAGAGGTTTACAACCGGATCCAGGCCGAGCAGGGAGCAGAGATCGAAAGAATCATGCCAACTCGTCAGCCTGAGACAGTGGACGTCGAGGAAGACGATGCCGAGGATGAGGACGAGTCACTGAATGGCTGAACCCGGGATCAAGCTCACGAAGAAGCGAGTCTCTCAGAAGCTCGATCTGAATGAGCTAACGGGCCGGAACATCGCCTCTGATCCTGTCCTAGTGCGGAAGATCGCTCAGGGGATCATCGACTACATGGTTGACCGGGCGAAGTCTGGGCGGGGCCTCGGGCGCAAGGATCTGAAAAGCCCCTATTCGAAAAGCTATTCCGAGAGCCTGGCCTTCAAGGCGGCAGGCAAGGCTCGGAACGATGTGAACATGACCTTGTCGGGCGATATGCTCCGCTCGATCGACATTCTCGAGGAGGACGGCGCCAGCGTCGTGATCGGCATCGAGGACGAGGTGGACGCTCCGAAGGCTTACGGCCATCAGACCGGATTCGAGGGCCATCCGACAATCCCAAGCGGTAAGTATAAGCGCCCGTTCTTCGGCGTGACAGCCGACGAGGTGAAGAAGCAAGTCCTGCCGAAGTTCAAGGCCGAGATCGACCAGAGCGCAGGAGCCAGGACGATCAGCTCTCTCGAGAGCCAG